CTGCCCCAATTGGTCCAATTGACTGCAGCTCGAATGGCGTGGATAGCATGAGGATGCATTACGGATTCTCCTTTTACGGTTACGGGTTACATGAGCCGGATTGACTCCAATAGACGACTCGCAAGAATCGCCTATCAGGGGAATCAGACGATGAATTCAGGATGCGCGAGCATTTCAGGCCATTCCTTGTATGCCTGCATCAATTGATCTTTGACAGACTGGCGCAGCTGGCAACGAATAAGGGCCGATGCTGCGCGTGCGGCAGTATCGATCATCCCTAACTGCGCATACATGCTGATCACATTGAATTCGCGGGCGGTTGACTTGCTCATGGTTAGCCTTTCGATTGGGTTACGGGTTGCTGACCCTTGATTACATGCATACACTGTGCCAATTCTACAAGTTATTGATTCCATTGGGTTTTAATATTGGGTCAGATTGGCAGTGTAAAGAAAAGCCGAACACTGTCACCCATGGCCATAAATGACGACACAATGGGTTTCACTGGTGGTACGGTTGTCGGGATTATTGACAATGGGATTCTCGGGGTCCAGTGGTCCAGTGGGTTCGCTGTGACAATGTGACATGTTGCACTGCGGCATGTGACAAAGTGACCTTAAAACGACATGACCACTCGTAGGTTTTTTTAAAAAAGGAGTCTAGATCATGTTTCCCGTGTAGCGATTCTGTCGCTTGTTGCAGTGCAGCATGTCACCAGTGTCACCCGTGTCACATTGTCACAGTACCCAGCGGGTCAGGGCTCAATGGGTAAACCTGAGCCCGATGGGTCAACCTGAGCCCGATGGGTCAACCTGAGCCCGATGGGTCAGGGCTCAGAGCATCCGGTAGTGAGCGCTCACTGCGCCAGAGGAGCTGGGATCCGGTAGTGAGCGCTCACTGCGCCTGGGGGGTGGGGGCCCCCAGCGGCTGGCGGCGCGGTGACGAGGGTGGTCACCCGAGCACCCCGAGAACCCTCACATCTAAAAACCCATTGGCACTATTTTAAAAACCCATTGGAATCTGAGAAACCGCGATACACTACTCCTCTGGCTTGGTGAAATCGGAGAAGTGCAGTCACACGGCTTAGACTGCGGCGCTGATAGCGTTCGGCCCTGAGAGGGGCACGGGTTCGACTCCCGGCACGACTCGCCAAGACCTTTACACTTGTGATACCCTGCGCCCATGACCCAGGCAAGCCCCCAGCCCCAACTCGAAGACCAGACGCTTCCTGACTGGCTGGCCGCGCCTCTGCCCTACTACCACCCTGCCGTTCTCGTGCTGCGAAAGCAGGCAATGCTGGCGCAGAAGCAGATGGACCACATCACCTTCGAGTCGCTGTTCGATGAGTTTCTCGACAAGGTGCGGGAGAACAGCCTCGGGGTGACTCAGTTGTTTGAGAACGATCCGAGATCCCCGAACCTCAAGCGGTTCATCGCATGGGTCATGCGCGACGAGAACCGCAAGGCGCAGTACTACGAGGCGCAAGCCATCGGTGCCGAGGTCATGTTCATCGAGCAGTCCGCCATCGTTGACGCCAAGGACAGCATGGAGGATGTCAACCGGTCCACATTGAGAGCCAATGATCGCAAGTGGAAGATGGGTGTGATGAATCGCAAACGCTTTGGTGATGTGAGGCAGATTGACCAGAACGTCACCATCGACCTCTCAGGGGCCATGCAGCAGGCGCAGGAGAGGCTGGATCGGGCGAGGACCATCGATGCCGCCTAAAGTCCAGATGGTCAGTACCCCGGACAAGGAGCAGGCCCTCATCACCGAGTTGCTCCAGTTCAAGTACGACCCGGAGGCCTTCGCACGGTACGCGTTCCCCTGGGGCGTGAAGGGCACACCGCTTGAGAAAATCCAAGGGCCACGGTCATGGCAGATCGGTGAGTTCCGCAGGATCGCAGACCACTTGGCCCTGGACCGCGAGAAGGCGAGGATCGGCCTACCCGGCTCGCCCCTGTACATCGCCCTGTCCTCGGGCCGGGGGATCGGCAAAAGCGCACTGCTCTCGATGCTCGACCTCTGGGTGCAGTCGTGCTGGATCGGGAGCACCACCATCGTCACAGCCAACACCGAGACGCAGTTGCGCAGCCGCACCATGGCCGAGTTGGGCAAGTGGCACACCATGGCCATCAACAGGCACTGGTTCGAGAAGTCCTCCATGTCCATGCGCCCGGCCGGCTGGTTCGCCGAACTGGTTGAGACCCAACTCAAGATGGACACGCAGTACTACTACGTCGAGGCGCAGTCGTGGTCAGCCGAGAACCCCGATGCGTTTGCCGGTGCCCACAGCCAGATCGGCATGATGGTGCAGTTCGACGAGGCCTCGGGCATCCCGGATCCGATCTGGCAGGTTACCGAGGGGTTCTTCACGGACATGGCGCCACTGAGGCTGTGGCTGGCGATCAGCAACCCACGGCGCAACACCGGGCGCTTCTTCGAGTGCTTCCACAAGGACCGGGGGTTCTGGGACACGAAGTACGTGGACAGCCGCACCGTCGAGGGTGTGGACGCCGGCGTGTATCAGCGCATCGCAGACAAGTACGGAGAAGACCACGATGTCACCAGGATCGAAGTCAAGGGGCAGTTCCCCCGAACCGGCTCCAACCAGTTCATCGGACGAGAAGTCGCCCAAGCTGCAGCCGAACGAGAACTCGTCCCAGACACCGGAGCCCCACTACTCATGGGGATTGATGTGGCTCGATTCGGAGACGACGAGTCCGTGTTTCGTTTTCGACGCGGCCGTGATGCCCGCTCCATCCCGCCCATGCGCTACCGGGGTGCCGACACCATGGCCCTGTCCACCCACGCCGCCACGGCCATCGAGCGGCTCCAACCAGACGCCGTGTTCGTTGATGGAGGAGGGGTGGGGGGAGGAGTAGTTGACCGGCTCAAGATGCTCGGCTACCGGGTCATCGAGGTGCAGTCGGGCGAGGCAGCGCACGACCCCGAGAAGTACCTCAACCGCAGAGCCGAGATGTGGGGCGAGATGCGCGACTGGCTGATCTACGGGGCCATCGACAACGACGACTCGCTCATCGACGACCTGACCGGCCCCGAGTACGCCATCCACCTCAAAGGGCAGATCAAACTGGAGAGCAAAGACTCCATGAAGAAGCGCGGGCTGGCCAGCCCCGACGATGGCGACTCCCTGGCACTCACCTTCGCGGAACCCGTGGCGCGGCTGGACGCATCCACCGCTCGTCGGACAAACCGGATGCGGGGGCTGGTCGCGGACAACGAGTATGATATATTCGCGGCAACTTGAAGGAGTACGCCCATGAGCGGACTGTTCGGCTCCAAGCCCAAGATTCCCGCTGCGGCAACCGTGACCCCCACCGTGGCCACGCCAGCCGTGCAGGCAGCGTCCGACGCCCAGCGCATGAAGGCCCGCGCTGCCAGTGGCCGTGCCGCCACCATGCTGACCTCGACCGAGGAGCAGCAGAACTCCCCGATGACGGCCACCAAGAAGCTCCTTGGGATGTAACGTGTGGCCAGCCTCTACATCACCGAGTTCCAGGCCAGCGGCAACGCGGAGTCCGGGGCGCAGCTTCAGGTCGGCGTGCAGCCGGCCGTGGCGATGCAGAAGCTCACCTTCACCACGAGCACCCAGAGCGCCGAGTTCGATCCCCGGACCCGGTTCATCCGACTACACCCCGACGCCGACTGCCATGTGGTGTTCGGCATCAACCCCACGGCGACCATCAACCACATGCCCATGCTGGCCGACTCCACCGAGTACTTCGGGGTGTTCCAGCCGGGGCTTAAACTCGCGGTGATCGCCGCATAGGAGCCCACCAAATGTCCAAAAGCAACGCCTTCGAGACCGCCCTGCTGGGTCTGATCTTCGAGAACACGGCCATCGCCAACGTCGGAGACGCAGCAGGCTTGCGAGCCACGACCACGGCAGGCAGCCTGTTCTTTTCCCTGCACACAGCGTCCCCGGGCGAGGCGGGCGACCAGACGACCAGCGAGGTCGCCTACACCTCTTACGCCCGTGTGGCAGTGGCCCGGTCCACCGCCGGCTGGACGGTGACCGGCAACGCCAGCGCGGCCGACGCCAACGTGACCTTTCCGCCCGGCACTGGCGGCTCGGGCACCGCGACCCACTGGGGCCTTGGCACCTCGTCCACTGGCGCCGGGTTGCTGCTGTACTACGGAGCGATCAGCCCGAGCATCGTGTGCGGCTCTGGGGTGACGCCGCAGTTGACCGCTGGCAACGTTGTGACCGAGGACTGACTCGTGAACCTCGCGCCGCGTGAGCTGCCTGGAGACGACTACCGCTGGAGCGTCCAGGTGCTCCTCGCGGTCGACTGTCTCCTGAACGCATTGCTGCGCGGCTGGCATCACGAGACCCTTTCCTCCCGCGCATGGCGGGCGTGGGTCTACGGAAGGCCCTTTGGCAGGATCACCCGCCCGCTGATCGACCTGCTGTTCGTTTGGCAGACATGGCGTTTGGACCACTGCCAGCGGCACTACACCCAAGAAGTGGAGCGGGCCGCGCTGATTGTGAAAGTGAGATCGCAATGACACTGCAGGAAATCCGAGCCGCCATTGCGGCGTCCCCCGAGCTGCAGGCGCTCGCTGTCGCAGGTTCGTTCGGACCCATTGCCACAGCTTTGAGCATTGGTCGCACCAAATTGGCGAGCCATTTTGCAAGTGAGCGCGGCGTGCTGGAGCGTTTCCCCGGTGGGCCTCTTGCTGCCGATGCGCTGATCTCCAAGCTGGAGGCATTTGCCCTCACCACCCACCCCATGTCCAGCATCGTGCGCCGGGCGCTGAAATTCCTTGCGCAAACCCAAGGCCTGGATATTGGATCGCCAGCAACGCAGGGCATGATCGACGCCCTGCTCTCAATTGATGTCATCACGCAGACTGAGCGCAACGGTCTGCGAGCCATGGCCACAGTCGCATACGAAATCACCGTCGCCGATGTCGAGCGTGCGGTCCGGGAGGTCTGATGGCAGTCGTAACGCCCAATTACAGCGCCAACACGGCGATCACCATGGACCTGGCCAACCTGGCCACATCCAGCACGTTTCTGGCCGGTCGAGAGTCGAGCCAGATCGATAACACGACAAACAAGTACATGGACTGCATCGTGTCCGGGTTTGTGTCTGTTGGCACGACACCGACAGCGAACACCACGATCTCGGTTTACGTCTGGGGCGCAGATACGTCCTTGGCGACTACCCCGATTGATGTGCTGGACGGCACCGATTCAGCGGAAACCTTGGCGAACGCTGGCGTGTTGGGTGCGCTGCGGTTCGGCGCTGCCGTTGCGGTGCCGGTGGCAACGAGTGATTTTCAGTACCCCGTGCTGCCGTTCAGCGTTGCGTCCAGGTTTGGAGGCGTGATGCCAAAATTCTGGGGGCTGTTTGTGAGCCATAACACTGGCGTGAACCTGCGAAACACGGCAGTCAACACCAACAGCTTTGAGTTCGTCGGCATCAAGTACGACATCGCATAATGCTGATACTGCGCAGACCTTGGACCGAGCAGCCGCAAGATGCGGTGGAGGTGGATTGGGAAAACCCCATTAACCCCGGCCTAATTTTTGCCGACTTGCCCGCAAGCAACGGGGTCATTGACGCGGTTGGTAACGCACGCGGAGTTTTAAGCGCATTAGATTTTTCCTCGGTGCCGACGGCGTATGGCCGTTCGCTAGACTGTGCAGCAACTGGCTTATTGCAAATTGACGACGGAACAAACCCGCTTTACGACCTTTCTGGCGAACTGACTTTAATGGCGCTTATAACGCCAGATAACGCTAGTGGTGGCGCTGCTGGTCAGTATGTTATGGGTAGCGGCAATTCTGCGGCATCGCAAGGTCAGGGTGCGATACGCATCAAAGACAAAATAGGGGTGTATTACGGGGGCGCTGTCATTGTGGAGGGGGCAACAACCCTTACAAGCGGGACTACCTACCTAGTCGGATTTTCAAGATCGGGTGCGACTGGCACACGCACTGTCACGGTGTATTTGAATGGCCAGTCTGATGGGTCTACAACAAGCGCGACATCTCCAGGGGCGCAACAGGTATTGGCGCTCGGAAGTTTTGGCGCTGCTATTGGATTTGGTTTGCCATTTGACGGCCGCATCCATGCGGCAAGAGTTTTTAAGCGCGCCCTTTCTGGGTCGGAGTGGCAGAAATGCTACCAAAACATCTGGCAAATTTTCGCCCCCCGGCAAATCTGGATCCCCGCAACTGCGGCGGCCAGTTTCAACCCGACCCTCTCGCTCCCCACTTACGTCCCCGGCTCGCTGACATCCTCGGCGTTTCGTCCACGAGTCACAGCAACCTGGAGCTAACGCATGGCAGACAACTTATCACTCAACTCTGGCACGGGCCCAGACAAGGCCCGCACGCTGGATCGCGGCAGCAACGTGCACACGCAGGTCGCACAGATCGACATCGGCGGGTCGGCGGGCGAGTCGCTCGTTCGTCAAGACAACCCGATGCCGACCGCGCTCTCTGGCGAGGCCGTGGAGGCGCTTGAGGCAATGCGGATGGCCGTCCAGGCGCTCACGCGCACTATTGGCCAAATGCAGCCTGACACCGCCGCCCGCATGCGCGTGGCCGTGGACAGCATCACGGCCGGGTTGACGCTGGCGACGATCACCACGGTCGGCACCGTCACGACCATCAGCACTCTGACGAATCAATCGCAAATCGGCGGCCTCGCGGCTACCGAGCAAATCCCGTCGCTTATGCGGCTTGGCGCTGACTCATTGCGCCGCAACATTTCGGTGACCTGACATGCCAACTACCAACGGAAACAGAAAAATCCTTGACCTGCCGCGGTGGGAATTTTGCACTCCCGTACCTACATCAACTGCCGCCGGAACGTTTATCGCATCTTCGCGCCACTACCGGCAGCAGCAGCTGTATGTCGCAAGCGCAACGCTGCATTACCTGTACTCGCCGCTTGAAAATGGTGTGGTGCAAATCCCCTCTGGTGCGCTCGCTGGCACTTTTGCCGTCGGG